GGTCGGACGGTTCGTACCTGACAACGTCAAGGTTCTCATCGCGGATCAGGAACGAATTATCACCTAGCAACCCAGCCTCTAGGTCCTCTTGCATGGATACCCTGGAAATATTCCCAGCGAACGAAGCCGCATGACCCGGACCGGCTTCATTGCCGTATGTCATTTCTTCATTCAAGTTAGGTTCTGGTTGCCCCAGGATGTTGATCTGTGTGCCAACGTACTGCGTACCGAAGATAGTCTCGATACCACCAACTTGAGGCTTGCCAGAAATAGGAGGCATACCTGGTAGGGCATTGCGGTGATGTACCTTCGTAACTGGATCGATCACATCTGTATGACCAGGTTGTAGTACGCCATTCTTCATCCAGGTTGGAGTCGTAATAACGTCCACCATGTACTCGTGTTCTACAAGGACCCCAGTGCTGACAAGGTTATCAAGCATACTCTTGATATCATGAGTCATGAGATTTTCAATGTCTGTACCAGACAGGAACGGTCCGTCGGGAGCGTCTAGGCCAGTCAAATCCTTATAGATTTCCGGGTCTTCGACAGAAAGACCTGTCATGCCAGGGTAGGCAACAGTGCGCGGCACGGCACGCATGATGACATCTTCGCCGTCAACATCTACCTTAATCATTGGCAAATTACTAGAGGATCGATTGTTCGCTACGGTAAGATCTATCTTGTAAATTTCCGCTGCGTATTGCATGTCGAGTTCAGCAAATTGTGGTGGGATTGGAATTTCCTGACCTGTCTCTGGGTCTAGTTCAGGGATCGGTGGACCGTTGAGATAAGGCACTGCCACGATCTGTCCAGCCCACTCGCCAGACGAGACATACAGCCATCCACCTTCGTCGTTTTCTACCATGTGATTTTGGTTAGCAGTGAAGGTTGCTCCACTAATAATGGCCTCGAGAGAATTGTCTCCTGGATTAAAGGGACCATCCTCGCCATTAGAGCCGACTTCCCAGCCATCGGACAATGAGATGCCAGCTTGTTCTGCCAGTATTCCAATATCCTGAACCCGTTGCTCACGAGTAATATCACCATTCAATAAAAGTTCGGTGATTTGGACTAAGGCATCGGCCTGCGTTACTGCCTCACCCTCTGGTACGGCAATGTCCTGCACGTCCTGTTGGGCCTCAGTCGCGGGGCCAATGGGACCAGCATTGTAGGCAGCAATATGTTCTTGCAGGTCAGTAGAAAACTCCGAAATAATGTCTAAATCTGAACCAGGATCTGACCCAGAATTTGCCATGGCGCTGGTCAGATTGTTAGTCAGAACGTTCAGCCCATACTCAAAGGACGTATTCGTGACACCACTGCCGTCTTTCACGACCTTGGCCTTCAACGCACGGGCGGTTTCCATCCCCTGAATATCATCGAGAGCGTCGGATAAAATCTCTGAACCGTCAAGTAAGAAAATCAATTCCCGTTCAAGGCTGGTAACGTCCTGCATCGTGAGTTGCTGTTCTTCAGCGCCCACCATAACCGTCCACACATCGTCACTGGGATCTGCGTTCAACGCTTCCCTAAAGTTCTCAAGTACCCTGGAGGTCTCAGCATACACTTGGTTACGTCGGGCAATTTCGTCAGTAGCTTCTTCAATCGTATCGATACTAGCAGCAATGCCTGCATCCTCGAGCCGAATGGTATTCCCAGAACTAGACAGAGTTTCTTCGTTGCGTTCAGCATCAATCTTGGCAGCGGCCGTAACTTCAGGCTGTTGTGAGCCTGGAGCAAACTGACCAATAAAGGTCTCTGGTACAGAGTCGCCGCTATTAGACGGACGGGCGCCCACCCACACATGCTGGATCGTGCCACCGGCCTTGTCGCCACCGCGCTTGCCGCCCTTGCTCCTGCGAGTCTTGGCAGTACCACCAGTTGTCAGCCCGTTGTACCGCGTGGCAACAGTGTTGCGGGGAGCGAACAAAGCCTGGCCATAGCGATAATTGACTCCAGCTACGCCAGACCAACCGAACTTTTCTAACACAGAGGCTGGCCACCAACGGCCCTTGTCGTTCCTCTTCGCGGGGTCGAGTACGAAGAACCCTTTTTGCGGGCTGTACTTCGCCACGAAGATGGCATGGCCGCCAATGACGCCTGAAGAATTGTACTTACTGCTAGAGCCACCAGGCAAACTGCCGTTGAACCCTGACAGGACTGCAGGTGCTCCCTGCTTAATGTTGCGCTGGAACTGAGCGAATTCAATGCGGTTTTCATAACGCGCATTAGTGCCAGTTACGCCCTTTTTCTCGAGTGCGTACTGGGCCTGTACGAGCGTCGTCCCGCCAAGGCGGTCTTTTGATGCAAAACGCAATTCGCCACCAGTGAGGCCCTTGGTGCCCATCGTATGAGCGAGCATGGCAGCTGCGGCCATGGTGCAATTGCTGGCACTGAACTGGCTGCCATCCATTTGATATGTGTGATTAAAAGTTCGATTGATCCCAGTCTGAGTTGACAAGACTGAATGGCCTACTCCACTACCCTTAAGACCTAATGCTCCAGGGTCCGGCAGAGCGATCTCTAGGTCCCGAACATCAGCGTGCGCGCTAGCGCGAAGAAGGTCTGCGGCTGAGCTGCTAAAGGGCGCGATCTTGTCGGCCAGTCGGTACATCTTGTCAAGGTACTCTTGCTTGCCGATCTTACCTTTTTGCAGCAGCAACGTCAACTTGGCCTGTACGGCAGGATCGGGCGTAGCGTTGAGGATGCGTACCTGCTCTAGTTTCTGTTGGTACAATGCCGGATTGCTATCATCCAGGTTCGTCGTACCAAGCAAATTGCGGAGTTGCTCCCCCGCCTGCTGTGGGGTAATGCGGGAAGCGCCGAGTTCAGTACGGATCTTCTGTTCTGCAACATCGAATTGCTGTTGACGCCACTGGGTTTTTAATGTCGCCAACTGTTCGCGAATGCTCAGTTTTAAGGCAGAACCATTACGAAGATCGCCCAACTCGCCCTGATAAAAGTCGATCAGATCCTTAATGTTCCCCTGTCCAGAGGCGATCTTATTTTGGATGGCAATAGCACGACGACGTACAGACTTAGCGTCTTGTGCATCCTTCAGTTCGCGAAGCTGGGCCTGGATCTCAGTGCGCTCAGGGGTCCCTTGCTTGGTCCCACGCAGGCGTTGCTGCCAGTGGTTAATGTAGGCCCCAAGGTTCTGAGTCTTCTCAAAGTCCGCAGCGGCCTTCTGGTCCGCTACGCTGTTCGTGTACTCGACCAGGGCAGCCTTCCACTTCGACTGCTGCGCCTTGTCGTATCCCGTGGCCGCAACACGGGATTTAATATACTGCAGGATCGCCTGACCACTGATCTTACCCTCGTTGTAACGAGTGAACATCTCTGCATCTTTAGCAGCCTGCTCTTCTTCACGAGCACGATCAACCGCACGCGAACGGTCTCTAATCTCAAGGGCGTTGTTGCGTGCGAGGTAGGCGAAGTTCTGACTCGAGTCAGTGCGCTGTCCGAAACGTTGCGGCATGTGCTTCCCCTATCCGAGTGGTGTGTTCGTAGCGATCTGGTTTAGGGCCTGACCGTCACGGATCAACGTTGTCTGAGTTTGCGCCCCACCCGGACCAGGCGCTCCTGGGGGTGGCGGGCTGCCAGCGGCGGTAGGCGGAAGGTTCTGGTCTTCCAGTGGTGCGGCCGGACCCTGAGCCTGCAGGGCTACCTGTTGGCCGTTTACTGCGGACTGGCTTTGCGCCAGGATCGACTGCGGTGGGCCACCAGACTGTCCTGTCAACTGCTGGAGTTGCTGACCCATCTCAGCCTGTTGCTGGAGGACTTGTTGAAGGATCGGGTAGATACTAACCTTCGCCTGCACCGCGCCAGGGTTAAGATCGATATCGGCTTGCTCGCTGCGAATAACGTCCAGCGTGGCTTCAGGGGCCTCGACGCCGGTAGCGTCCATAGCATCACGGATGCTGGTAAGCTTGCCTTGAACCTTGGCCAATTCGTTGTTAGTGACCTCGAAGGAGTCTCTCGGTGTAATCTCAGGCGCGACGATCTTCCACGACTTGAAGCCCTTGACGAGATCGCCAAGCTTCGCTGTCTGTGGTGTGCCGTCTTCACTGTCCCCGATATCAACTGACGGGTTCTTATGTTCCGTCATGATGACCCAGAAGATCAGGAGTTCCTTGATGCCCTGGTATAGTCGGCGGCGACGAGGATCGAGGCGGTTAGCAGCAGCCTCTACCTGGATTGCAACAGCGCGGCCCGATGTATCCGCACCCGGTGTTTGACCGAACAAGATTTCCGGGAGCCCAGTAAGGCGGTGGAAGCCGTTCCACAGTTCGCCAAGCATCTCGCTGATCGGGAACACATTGACCCCCTTGGGGATCAACCTGATGTCGTTCTCTCCTGCACCGACAACTTTCCCGGCCTTGGGGATCAGCCCCGGTGGTACCGCATCGGCACTCGGCCCAGTTAGGAACCATGCTGGATCAACGTCGTCTGCAATGTGCTGGAGGCCATGGGACAGAAGACGATTAAACTCTTCCTGGATATCAATGATCGGCTCAACGGTCGCAACTCCTTCGGGATTACCTGGCTCGTGGTCATTCTCAATGACGATATACGGAATATCGGGAATATAATCGTGGGCATGAGGTCCATTTACGATGACGCCGTTGGCAAGAATGGCGTTAGTAACTGTTCCACCTTCACCGCGATACCAGTAATCCCATACCCGGAGTTGATTGTGTTCGTACTCACTGTATTCTCGGAAGCGCGGCTTGTAGAAGTCATCTACTCGTTGGTCGAGTGGGTCTGCGTGGTCTGCGCCGCCGACACGCACGAGGGGCGGTCCAGTCGGGTCGGGACTAGCGTGGATATCAATATCGGGCCAGCGAGTCTTTGCCTCGAGCTGGCTGATACTGTACTCGTAGATGCTCCAGTCGAGCTTAGTGTAGTCGCTGTCTGTGTAACCTAGTCGTAGGTTCGCGGGATTTTCAACCACAGTCACGTCAGGACGCTCGAGTTCTGCGTCCCAGTATGGTCGGAGGATGCCCTTCCCATACAAGCTCTTGGTCTGGCAGAGTACATTCAGCCATACATCAATGCCAGACATTTCCAGCCATTGCAGAACCATGGCTTCTGCGCCTTCTGCGCGCAGGCGTGTTGCAGGCGGAAGTGTGGCGGTCGGGATCGTAATGCGTGGCATGACGCTCTGGAGTCGGGAGTCCACGTCCACGGCGGCCTTGACAAGGTTTGCGGTAACGTGCACCTTGCCGGGTCGCTTAGCCTTATCAGAAGGCCAATGGTCACCGTCCTGGGGATGGTAGAAATGATGCAGATCTTGCATTTTCTGGACAATGCGGGCCTGGTAGGACTCAGATGACTCGAAGCGGACGCGAGCCTGCGCGGCGACCATACGGTCTGAAGTCGCGATCTCATTGAGCAAGGAGCCCAAATCAAGTTCTGCCATCTAAATCCTCAATTCCAACGTAGTTGTTTCTTCGGTGCTCGGGTCCCACTGACGTCGAACTTCTGAGCCGATCGGCCGATTGTCATATTTCGTGCCACGATGCTACAGCCCATGAGCGCCATCACCGTATCTTGCTTGATCGACTCATCCTTGAGCTTATAATTCAGGAGTTCCTGTCTCAGTCGCAGCCAGTCTCCTGGTAGCTTGATGTCGCCCTTGGTAAGTAAGTCTCGAAGGTTGGTAAGGCTTGGGGTTTTGAGCGCATTTCCCCCAAAGTTGACTGGGCGTTTTGGGTTGAGAGGGGCCAGTAGCCCTTTGACGGCAGCTCCACCCATCGAGGTCGCATCGAACCCAGTGACGCCGTGAGATGGGGTTGACAGCCGGTTGTCCGATTTTGCGTTATGGTAGTCTCCGTGTAATTGAAAGATAGCTCCGGTCAGAGCGGTGATGTCGAGCGGTCGTTCGTACCATCTAAAGTACACGCCAATCCAGGGTTTGTATGTGACATCTAAGACAACGACGGCGGTCGGGTCTGAGGCCAGGGAGGGGTCCCAGAAGATGGCGTAAAGATGGCCGGGGACTGGGCGAACTTCGGTCGGTAGCGCCTTGTCGAAGGCTTCGATGATCTTGGCTTGGGGAACAAAGAAGGCTTCAAGTGGCTCAAGAAAGGCTCCACGGAGCTGCTGCTCCTTCGTTGCGACATTCAGCTCGTGTTCCATACGGCTGGCTTCCTTCTCAGAGATGCCATAACCGATGTTATCAGCAATAGTGGCCCACACGAGTCGTGAGTCGCCATTGTGCCAGATCATGTCCTCAACCCTGTGGTCTACAGACTTGATCGCGTCCATTGCGTCAAAGAAGTCATTCATACCATTCGGAGTGCTGAACAACATGATCGGCCCGCCAGTGGAAACGAGGCGCATCTTTAGGACCTCATTGACCTCTGAGGTCAAGCCTCGAACGAACGCAGCCTCATCGACGCTGATGCCTGCAGCCTTGTAACCAAGAACCGCCTCACCCTTGTTCTCTGCTGTACGGAACATGACTTGTGCGCCGTTCCAACACTGTACGCCTTCGTAATATTGTTCAATCTTGATCTTCTCGAATAACCCACCAGGGAGCCTTGAGTTCTTCTGCGCCGGGTGAGCGTTCTTTAGGATTTGGTTCATGTCCTTGAAGGCATGGTACGCTTGCTGCTGGACTGGCCCAAGATGTATCCACAGGTAATTCGCGTTTAACCACTCTTCAGGATTTCTGTCATCAACACCGATCTTATAGTTCATGGCCCACAAGATCATGCACGCCTGGATTAGAGTTTTACCGATCTGGTTAGCGGCCACAACCACTAGGGTCTTAAAGGCCCAATCACGTACATGATGGTCAGCATCGCCATTGATGCACCTGGCGATCCTGTGCTGTGCGGGGTTCAGTTTGATCCCCAGGATCTCCTCACACCAAACTACGAAGTTCTCCCCACGACGGAGAAGATCAGCTACTGGCTCGTCGCTTGCGCCTGGCTGCTGCGAGGCGCCTGAGCTTCGCCGCTTCGCGTCGTCTGGCCCGTCGTCTACGCTGCTTTTGTGTGAAGCGGGGCTGAGCTGCGGTAGTGGCTTTGCTTTCCTCTTTGAGGATGTTGGCAATGGCTTTCTCCCGTGCAAGCTTCCCAAGACCAGCGAGGTCGTCGATCTCGGCTTGGATATCTCGTTTCTGTTGATCGGTCAGCCCTAGACGTGGGTCAAGCAGGAGCGAATTGAACCTGGCCAACGCGAAGTCGTTATCGACAGGATGGATGAAACTTAGGGGCAGGCCATAGGCCTCAGACGCGCCAGCAAAAGTTCCCATGCGGGCTATGACAGCCACCGGGCGGCAGCCTCGACGCATTCAACGTCGTCCCCGAGTAGGCCAATGGCTCGGTTACAGTCGGAGCAGAGTAGGCCCCTAACCTCTCCTGTATCGTGGTTGTGATCCACAGATAGCCTCTTGATCTTCCCGTTCAGTTTTTGGCATTCCCGCCTTCCGTACCGACCCATAACTTAATTCATGATCTGAGCAAGGCTCATCATCTGCTCGGCGTGTTTGAACGCTAGGCCATTAAAGATCACTGCAAGCGGATCGTCTGCGCCCTGACCAACATAATGGCCGCCCTCGAATTCCTTCTCTGCCTCTTCCCATGCGTCTTCGTAAACGATGGCAGAGGTACCGTGGCGTATACCAGCAGCGCGCTGGATGGGTCGTGTTGCCGGGTAATCGCTTACGATGAGGAATTGGATGATTGTTTTCTCTGAGCGCCCCTGTGGGCCTTCAGGGAGGGCGCCCTGGTACGGTCTAAGCTTGTTCGCCTCATGTCGCACCGTTAACAAATCAGTGCCCCAGTCCAAGAAGACTGGATACTTCCTGAACAACTCTTCCTGTACTGGGAGCACCCTCTCGTCAGGAAGATAGACTTCCTGTTCAGCCATCAAGATCGACGCTGTTCCAGCTCAGGCCCTTAGCCTGGTCATCGTCATCGACTTCCACAGTTACGACGGGGCGAACGCTAGCAGCCGCACGTTCTGCAGCATCAATACGGGAATACTCGGCAATGAAATCGCCTTCATCACTGAACAATGCAAAGCCTTTAGTGCAGCCAGCATAAGGAACTAGGGGGCCGCCAACGATCATCTCGCTAACGAAACTATCTCGAGGGGTACTGTTGTCCACGTACATGTGTTCAACACCCCTAGGGTCTTGAACTACAAAGAGTTGATCCCGATCTTCCAGCCAAGTTATGAGAGATAGCTCTGGATCAGAAAGCTCGCGGTAGATTGTGACACTCATGAGATTTCCTGTACTTCTCCTTCGACCACAATGGTCGGTTCAGTGGGTCCACCAGTCATGATTTGGACGAGCACCGCTTGCGCATTGCCCATCTTGCCGGAGGACTTTTTAATGCTGACAGCCTTGAGGGCGTCACCAATAGACACGCTATCGGGGTCTGCCTCTATCTTGCGTTGTCCCATAGCGATGAGTGAGTCGAGAAACTGGTTCTCGTCTACTTGTTGAGGTTGAACGCCATGCTCAGCTTCTCGTTTAGCAATAGCGGTGACCATACGGTCCTTGGGATGCGCCACGTGCTCTCGGTGGTTGTAGTACGTCTGGCGGTTCGACGTTTCAATTCCGCGCTCTGCACACCAATCGTTTAGTTTGGCGGGCGAATAGTTGTACCTGCCATCGGCCTTAGACCCTACTCGCTTGTCAAGCGCATCCTGGATTTGCGGATCAGTGATGCTGCAGAGTTTACAGTATCCTGGGGTTCCGAAGCCAGATTTAGTGATCTTATTCATACGTTCTGATGGAACAAGGGGACCGACATGATTTTACGATTGGCCCGAATTCTGCGGATATGCAGGCGCGCAGCACGAGTGTTCTTTCGTGCTCTCATCTTAGGGCTATCTGCATTCATTACACGACGAGCGCGTCGGATCTCTTTCCGCTTGAACCGCTTGAAGTTAATATTGGTGGTATATTTCTTCCTGGTGACATCTCCACTCTTGAGATGCTTTCTGATAATGGCGTTGGCAGCAAGGTTTTCAATCTGAGTATCGGTCTTGCGCGCAAAGGTAGAGAGCTTCTGCGGCATGCCAAACTTCTTGAATTCCTTTAGATTGCGCCTAGTGTCCTTGCCGGTGAAGGTATCAGGAAGGTTCGTAGAGCTTTGTAGGCCAGCCCCAATCGCCTGCCCTCGAGTAGCGTCAGCGAACCGATCATTTCTGTTATTAGCAGGCATCAGGTAATCGCGGAGCTATTCACGTAGAACCGCCCCTCCTGTCGTCCAGCGGCAGTCCCAGTGGCATCCCAACGCCATTTGTGATAGCCAGTCTGGTCTGGTGCAAAGGTTGCTGATTTCTTCCCAGTAGAGTCAGCTGTGATAGAGGGCGTCTGGTCTGTGCCATCTGGCTCCTCAATCGTGAGCGTAATCCCTGTAGGGTTCGTCAATACGTCATCTACTCGCAATTCGATACGCAACTTGACGGTGGCCCCCACCACGAAGCTCGGTTCTTTAGCCATTTTTTACTCCACTGTCGTTTCGATTTCGGTGACTTCCTCTACGAAAGTCTCCAATTCGGTGGCGCTATGTGTAAATGTCAGCAGCCGAGTGGCAGAATGCACGAACGTCGTAAGTGCCGCGAAGACGCCCGTCTTAAGGAATAGTGCGACGTCTGTAAACGTAATGGCATCTGTAGTCGATCTCACGAAACCAGCGAGCCTCGTCGCTACATCGCTGAGGCTAATCGCATCTGTCGTCGTGCGGGCAAGCCCTAAAACTCGAGTAGCTGCATCTGATAGACCAAGGGTGTCTGCAACGGTACGTGATAACACCTTGACGGTAGCAATGGACTCTGACAAATCAATGCCATCAGCGACAGTTCTGGCAAATGTGCCTGTTCTTGTCGCCACGTCCGACAGCCCAATCGCATCAGCGACAGTTCTTAATGTGCCCAACGCCCGTGTGGCTACGTCAGAGAGACTTAGGGTATCAGCGGCAGTTCTCAGGCTGCCAAGTATCCTAGTAGCCACATCTGAGAAATTAATACTATCACCCTGTATAAATGTAGCCGAAAACTCAACATCATACAAGTCGCTTAGAAGCGTCCACGCACTGTTGATATATCGAGCAGCAACACCGCTTGCATAAGTCGATGGTGTTTGCATATAAACGACATAATGGTCAGTATCATTTAATGCGCCACTACGACGCCATACGACCCAATACTTCACACCGCCAACCAAGGCAATAGACGGAAGGGACGTACGAGTGGCACCAGCGCCTAATGTTGAGCCATCGAATTGTTCAATGGTGCCTACAACGCTACCAGACGGCTCATTCGTATTATCTGTCTGAATTTCGATAATGACATCGTCGGTCGGAGAATTGTTCTTCGACATCCAACATGAAAATTCAGTAAGAGTAGAGACCGCTGTCGGGACAAAGGACTGTGCGGCAAATTCCCCAACTGGTGCCGTCTTACCAAAGTTAGCCGAAGAGCTGCGTCCAGTGGCAGACAGTACTTCAGTACCAGCTGTAGTAAATCGAACAAACACACCAGTGCGAGTGGCCACATCAGTTAGACCGATGGCGTCTGCAACCGTTCTGATATAATCAGCACCGGCATTCTTGACCCCAACTGCCACGTCTGATAGACTGATGGAGTCAGTCACAGAACGTAGAGCCGCTAAAACGCGGGTCACCGCATCGGAAAGGCTGATAGAGTCAGCCGCAGAGCGCATAGCGCCTACAGCGCGAGTTGCCGCATCAGAAAGGCTGATGCTATCTGCAACAGAGCGGGTACCAGCGAATACTCGAGTAGCTGCATCTGAAAGGTTCAGGGTGTCAGCCACAGTACTGGTAAATGCAACAACCCTGGTCGCAACATCTGAGAGGCTCAAGGTATCAACCGCTGTTCGCACAAATGCCCCAACGCGAGCAGCTGCATCTGATAGACTAAGGCTGTCTACGGCCGAACGTATCGCTGCAACCTGCCGAGTGGCAACATCGCTATAGCTGATAGCATCAGTAGCGGTTCGTGTAAGACCGCCCTTGATGGCGACGGCTGCGTCTGACAAGCTAATGGCATCAGCAACTGTACGAAGGGCTGCGAGGACGCGCGTTGCTACATCGCTCAGACTAATGGCATCAGTAGCCGACCGCATGGCCCCTACAGACCTGGTTGCTACATCGCTCAGACTAATGGCATCTGTTGCTGATCTAGCAGTTGCTACGGCACGGGTAGCCACGTCTGACAGGGACAAGGTATCTGCCGCTGTGCGCAACAGGTCTGATATCCTCGTCGCGACATCAGAGAGACTAATGGCATCTGCGACAGTTCTTGCAAAGGCACCTGTGCGAGTGGCGACATCTGCAAGACCGACAGCATCGGTCGCAGTCCTCATCGCACCGGCAACCCTGGTCGCTACATCAGAAAGCGAGACTCCGTCTGTCGCCGTACGAACAAACGCACCAGTCCTAGTAGCAACATCAGCTAAACCAAGGGCATCTGCCACAGAGCGCACAAACGTACCGACTCGAGAAGCACTGTCAGCGAAATCAATGCCATCGGTAGTCGTACGGCTGATATTGGCAGGCCCCGATGTAGGGACCTTCCGTATCGGCTGTGGTTGGTGCGGTGGTTGCCGGAAGAGGCCCATAAACTACGGACTCCTTCGGTCTATGCGATTTCGCGGTAAGTTACATAAGCGGTCCAAGCAGTAAGATCAGAAGGTGTGGTATCAAGGGATAAAGCAAAGGCTTGATCCGGCCCGATGATGATGCGCTCTTCTGGAGTGGGCACCCAAACATAACCATTCAAATTATTAAACGAGTCCGCAACGATTGTTGTGAGCGTACCAGCTCCATTAGCACTCGCGTCAACTCCACACGTGCCTTCAGCGCCTGCGGTACCGCCAACAATGCCCGAAGCAGGACCATTAACAACATGCGGCTCAGGTGTTACAGATGTAAGCGTTGGTTGTACCGCAGCCTTCTCCCCAAGGATCACGCCGACCTGCTCGCTCGTAGCAGTAGCACGTTGCGAAATCCCGCAACGCAAGATCTCAAGCAGCGAGCCGCCACCGCCGTACGTCGAGTCTGCGTGAATATGCACAAGAATGCCAGACGCAATTACAGTCACGTTATCCATGGAAACCGTATAAACACCAGCCATAGTTATCTCCTACTGACTCAAAAGTTGAATAAAGTGGTCTTTATAAGGTTGCGGTCCAGCGACTCCTGGCAAACTGAACACCACGTAATCGACCTCGAACGTCAGAGCCCCGTTCGGGGTGGTGCCCCACAGCCGTATCTCGAGGTCGGCATAGCTCGTGATGTTGGCGGCTGACGCTTCTGCGATCGGCAGGTCTATGTCGGCCAGCGAGGTCGATAAGGCGCTGCTGGCGAGGTTGCCTGAACGGTTGCTGGCTCCCTCGTACAGCGCGGCGTTGATGACGCCATTGCTGCCGGTCGTGGTGCGGGCGCGGACCTTGATGCTGTGGTTGGTATTGTCGCTGGGGTCGGAGCCGGACGCTAGGCCCAGCCGCGCAACCGACGTGGTGGTCGGGACGGGCGCGTTCGGGACTTCCAACTCGGCCCACGAGATAGCACCGCCGCGACGGTTGGCACCAGAGCCTGCGCCGCCAGTAACGACCCAACGGATGCGAAGGTCTGAATAGTCGCTACCGATGGCGTCGGCTTCTGCGCCGCTTAGGGTCCACGATGCGTCGGTGAACGTCGCAGTGTTCGTCGTAGTTGGAGTACCCGACGAACGCAACACCGCGCCCTGATACAGCGTCGGAGTGATGGTGACGGGCGTGCCGGAACCGGACAGGACGCCGCCGTCTACGGTGGCCCATCGGTAGCGAACGATATGACCGGTGCTGACTTCGGGGTCGGTCGGGTTGCCGACGTGGACCTCTAGGGTTTCGCTAGAGGGTTTGTCCGCCGTGTACGCGAAGTCAGAGTCGCTCGGAGTCGCGCCCTCGTCGATGTCCCCGAAGCCGCCAGACAGGAACGTATTGGAAGCGTCACTGGTGGGGTATACGTTCTGGGCCATCAGGCGCTCGTCGCTGAGATGACCGTGGCGTCAGGTGAGCCGCTGTCCTCATCGACCTTTGACCACAATGGCGTGCTATTCCACCCACTTGTAGCGATATCGTCAGCGGGCTTCACCTCCGTGAGCGTCACTGAAACGGCGGGCTTGATAGCAAGGATGAACATGGCGCTGAAGTCGCTGCCAGTGAACGTGAATGTGTGCGACGTGCTGGCCGGAGTTGCGAGCACCTTGGACGCGAGACAGCAGGTGTTCGTCGTGGTTTCGCTGTAGTCCGCTTCTTGTGCCCATCCTGCGCCCGTATCGACGGTCCATTGCTCGCCCGTTACCGAGTTATCGCAGTTGACGTAGGCGAGCAATAGTGAGTCGTTCTCGTCCGGCGTGATAGCCGAAGTCGTGTGCGTCGCGCTGGCCGTGTCTTGGCTGTTTGCCGCGTCGTTCGTGATGGGTGCAGTATCCGCCGCGCCAGTGACACGGATAAGCAGGACAATGCCAGTGGCGGAAGAACCGAGGGTGAACTGGAAACTGCCAGCCGCAGCATCGCCGGAGTCGGCAATCTTCCAGATGCAGGCCGACTCGGTATCGGCCCCGGAGTCCGACGAGGGCGAGGATGCGAGGGCCGTCCAGCCGCTGCGGGTGAACGTCACAGTCGGGTTCGGAATGCCGTGCCATGCGATGAGCAAGTCACCGACCGCCACACCCGTAGGCGCAGTGATGGTGGGCGTGCTGGTTGCGCTGAACGTGCCCTCAGTTGTGGACGCGACTGCAACGGCCATCAGGCCACCTCTTTCCAGTGCTTATCGTCATCAGTCCCGAGAGCGACAGCAACCCGAAGACTGCCATCGCTCTATTCATCTACTAGATTAGGACAGTGTAACGGTATCGGTCACCGTCAGGGTGTCTGTATTCACTACGGACGCATCAGCGTTCAGCACGGCCTCGAAGATGAGAACGCCTGCGGCTGTCGTGTCGGCTGCCGTAAACAACCCAATACGATGGAGGTCGGCTACGGTACCAGTAGCAGTCCACTGCTTCTGAAGTGTCAGCGTAGCTGCAGCGGGCGTATGCGCGTACGTAATCAGCGCACGAGACAGACCATTCGCGGTCTGTTCCGACGTCAACACCGTGCTACCTGCGGCGGCAGCGCTCGCGTCAGCCGTAATGCCCATGTACCGGGGACGGCACGTGGGGATGATGATGTAATCCGATGTAGCGCCAGGATCTGCCGCAGCGGCAGAGTCATCCGGGTCCCACCAGTCATCCACGGTAAGAACGGTGCCTGTGTTGGAACCAATATTACCGATAACCGGACGGTTCGTGGACTCTTCTGCAATCACAGTCCAGCCCTTAAACTCATCCGTAGTCCAAGACTCGCCACTATCAGTTAGACTTGTCGCGGACGTAGCCGTAGAAATGTTCTGGGCAGGGCCGACATCACCAAGGGCGGCAGCGACGAGGTCGATGCCGACAGTAGTAATGAGGTTCTGTGAAATGCCAAGATCGTCATACGAACCATCGGCATGACCGATGATCGCATGAACTTCATTAGGGCCAAAACGAATGGTTTCCTCGACCGTCACACCGCCCGAGGGGGTGCCACGCAGGATTTCGATCTGGTGGTCCTTTCCCACGGTCGTATTCCGCAGGAACTTGGGGAGGTTAGAGTAACGCTGGAGGTTCATGTCTTGTCCTTCATCTTGAAATTTTCTTCTGCCTGGAGAGAGTAGTTTCGGCTATGACCGGCATGCCGCTTACAGCATGCTCGAAATTTGGCGCCACACGAACAACGTCCGATGACTGGATAACGACGATGAGTTAGCAGATGGATCAACTCCTATTCCACGTAACCCTGGACGGCAAAGCGAAGGCTCGCGAGTCCGGCTAGATCTTCGTCCGTGTAGGCAATCAAGAACTCCTTGTCATTGCCATTCACGATGATGTCCGTGGCGTCGAGTTTGCCAACCGACCCTGTGAAATCGATCACGGCAGTGCCAGTAACAACATCAAAAAGGCTGGTATCCACAGGACCAAGCCCGCCCACCGTGCCGTATAGTCCAAAGTCGCTCCAGCCGTAAATGGTCGCGAGCGTCTTGACAAGACCAGATGATCCGTACAGCGCAAGCACAATGCCGGTACTGGAAACTCGAGTAACCCCGAGTAGGCCATCTACGACGTGTGCAGCATCTGCAGCAGTGGCATGAACAGAAGTAACGTGTGCCACTTCTGTCGCGCCAGGCTTATAGACCAACGCGATGTTACTGTCAACGGTCCCGCCGAATGTGCCAGCAGAGCCGACAGCATCGCCATTCTCATCAAGCAAGGTGAAGGTCGAAGTCTCGTCGTCTGCAATTTGACGAACGCCGTTGATTTCTGTCGTGCCAGTCGCACCGTCAATGAAGACATAGTCGTTGTCAACATATCCATGGGAAGTGGCCGTGACGACCGTGGGGGCAGCCGTCGTGGCACCTGTGATGGCTTTACCATCTACGCCCATGTCCGTGACTCCAGTGCCATCTCCCTGACTGGACATCACTTGTGCAAGGCGCTTCCGAACGTTGATGTAACTCATGTGTCGCTATCCATTCTGTACTTGGTCTTCCCTGTGGGTCTAGGAGATTTGTAATGTTCCACATTCCCATCAAGCATTACGCCCGCTGGGATATCGGGAGTCAAGATCGTGCTGGGTACTGCGAACGCTTGCGGCGCTCGGTGCACGATGCGTGTAGGTTGCTTAGTAGGCCGACCTGGCCGGAGAGGTCCTGTCGCTCCTCGATAGTTTCGCCCCAGAGGGGACAGAGGTTCGGGCCTCCCGGCCGGTCGGACTAATGTCATTTGCTGAGCCTGAGTGTGCCAGCGGCCTTGCGACGTCGGCGGATCTTGTTAGCAGCCTTGCGACTGATACCCTTCTTGGCCGCGATGCGCGACACGGTGCGGGTCTTGCGCGTGCCCGTCTTTTTCGTGTTGGTCTTGGTCTTCATGATCGCTGCAATGGCCTTCGGGTTCTTGGCCTTGCCAGACTTGCCTCGAGTCAGGTTATTCCCAGCCCTGGCCTTGCGCTGTTTTCTGATTTTGTTTGCGGCAGGTCGAGAGATGCCCTTCCCCGCGGCGATGCGGGAAACCGTACGAGTTTTCTTCGTCGGACCCGTCTTAGCGGCACCGGACTTAATCAACCTGCGTGCGGCCCCACGGGAGATCCCGCTGTCGCCCGTTCCCTGAGCGACCTTCGTTACACGCCTCGTGCGAGCGTTCGGACCCGTCTCACCTGGCTTGGCTTTGTATCCTCTTCCTGGGGGCATTCTGCTACTCCAACTTCTCTGCGGCTTCCCAAAGGACGATGTCCGCTGCGTAGATCTCCCTGATTTGCTGTTTGCCCACAGGAGACAATCCCAGTTCTTCACCGGGTAGCCTGGGGTTGGACCTGTTAGAGTCACGGGGAGGGAGTTCCGCCGTAAATCCGTGTCGTTTCATGTGGAGCACCTGAGAGGACTCGAACCTCTTACCCCGACGTTACAAAGGTCGTGCTCTACCAGGTGAGCTACAGGTGCAGGGACGTCCAGACCCCTCGTGCCATGTGCTGGGCACACTGTTGATAGAATTGGGCACAGTTGTCCTTAAACGATACCATGTGGTAAGGAACCAGATGTGCTTGTTTCTGTATCCTTCATGCGAAGCGTATTAGGTGTCAGTTGGGTCTGAGCGATTAGGCAGATTTATTTCTCCCTCTATATAGTATGAGGTAAATCGGGGCATTCTCAGGGCAAATGACCTTAGAATTAGGGTATGCATACGTTTGCATGGTGATTAGACCCTTGTTCCGGGTTATTTTTAGAGTCTCCTCCCTGCTAGACCCTACTGATAATGCCTTGCTCCCCGACCCCCTGGGACCCTTTCCGAAACTATCCGACATGTCATCTATATCATATGATATAGTATTAATCGCAAGTAGTTTCTTCTCATATGGATAGACCGATATGCCCGAGAGTGGGGACAACCCTTCGAGGTGGACAATGGGGAAAGAGACAGGCTGTACCTGGACGTCCCAGTCCCCGTCGCCGGCGGTACCCTAATCTAAACAACAATCTAGACAACAATCTAGACGAAGGTTACCTATCGAATAGAACACAATTAGAACGGATTGTCATACTCTAGCATGGTATCGGGACTAGACTTGCAGCCTACCCGCCGCACTAGGAGAACAGGAACCATGGCTACGAACACACCCAAGGGTATCGCAGGGCGCCAGACGTTCGACGAGACCACCGACAGGTACGGCGGCTACATCAGTGAGGGCTGGCTCGACCGACGGCGTCGGATGTATGCCCACGCCGGGGAGGTGCCGCCACCGATCGTCGTTGATGACAAGGGGATAGCGCGAGAGGCTCGGGACGACACGCGCGGGAGGGACTCGTTGGCCTCCTGCTGGTGGTGCGGCCACACGCACCCCAAGGCCAAGCAATGCAACGACTGCTACATGGGTTGTGAGCTAGCGGAAGGATGGCCAGACGTTGAGTGAGGCGACAGCAGCACATGGCTGGTCTGCAAGCGCGAGATCACACCGATGAACGATCAACTACGTAACGATGCCACGGTCCGCGTACCATCGCGGAACAACTCAAGAAAGGCAGGAACCATGACTACGAACAATTGTAAACGCCACCCTGTAGGGAACGGGCGACATGTGCTATACGGTTGGGGTCGATGCGACGACACAACTCCTCGACATCCTGATTGTCCCAAGACAGATGCAGTCTCCGAACGCACAGACGGCAACACTGATGGCGAGCGGACGTTAACTCTTGGGCCAGTGAAGGCGCGGACATGCCGCCACTGCGGGATCGAGCGTGTCTGGACCGGCACCGAATGGCTGCGGCATTGGCGCAGTTACTGCCCGGAAGCGTAGAGAGTCCCAACCGACGCTAGGGCCAGCAGGCACAGCGAAGAAAGGATCGAACAATGGAAAAACGATACACTGTCATGATCTCAACAAAGTATATTGGCCCAACCGATACCAAAGGGTCGCGCATCGCTGCGCGAGTCCATGGCCAGGAGATCAAGGCCACGCTGGGCTATCTATCCGAACTGTCGTCTGAGGAAAACCACGCGCGAGCCTACCAAGTAGCGCTAGACAAGTGGAACTACGCCGCGCGTATGCGCGTGAACGATGCAGGACGCCCGTGGACAAACAAAGTCCCTAGCCTGGTCCTTTATGGTGAGTCGGCTGATGAACGCGGCTACACGTACGCTGTGGACTTTTCAGAATGACTGCGCGCATGCTGACAGTCACTAAGTCCGCGAACCGTAAGACCGGGCGCGTGGCGCTTGCGCTGTATCGAACCCAAGATACCTGCCCGCCCACCTGCCCACTCATGAATGCAGGATGTTACGGTGAGAACAACGGACCAGGTGGATCAGCCAAACCATTCGGCCATGCCGCGCGCGGAAATGAGGTGAGCGACTACGCTAGCCTACGCTCGGCGCTCGACAAAGTGCAGTCGGGCGCGATGATACGCGCAAACGTAGTCGGTGATTACCTAGACGTAAACGGCGCCGTTGACCTAGCGTATGTATCGGCACTAAACGATGCCGCTAGCCGCGGCATCCAGATTCTATCGTATACGCACGCATGGCGTACGATCGACTCCGCGCTATTCATAGACTCCGCGCGGCCCCAAGCGTCGTGCGACACTGCCGATGATGTCGCGCATGCGCGCGCGCTGGGTTGGTCTACCGTGATCGTGGGCGATATCACGCACGGCGATGATCTCCACGGCACTAAGGCTGTGATGTGTCCTAACGTCACTCATGGTATACAGTGTGTTGATTGTGGACTATGCGCGAGACAGCGCCAATCTACAATCGTATTCCCCGTCCACGGCACGCAAAAGCGTAGGGCTGCTGAGGCTATGACATGCGCGATCGAGGCACAAACGTAAGGGATCATACACCGACTCTGGCGCCGTCACAACGACGATGCCAGGGCCGTGGTATCATCCATGGAACCACCGTAGCAGAGGCACAAGTAATGTACGTTGACCCTAACTTTAAGACTAAGAAGCTGCTAAAAGAAGCAGTCAACGCAGGTCACAATGTTATGGTATTCTCACCAGGTCCATTCCCGCCCAAGACTAATGGCCGTGAAACAATCGAGGGACCGCACTATCCCAAGCCGCATACATGGTACGCTCAGGTCGAGGTTCGTGACGGTATCGTGGTCAAAGTCGTATCATGACACACGGTACGTACGTACGACCACGCGACGACGATAGGCGTTATGCCTGGGATCGATCCAAACGTACGCGCGACACTAGGGTGCAATTAACGCTGACACAGCGGCTCATGGACGCGCGCACCACCGATAACGAACTACGGCCGCAATCATGGACCGAGCGCGCCAAGGCAGGCATGCTACCACTAAAGGATATGACAGAATGAACGTTACTGAACACGCGGAGCGATGCTGCGCAAATCCCGATCCTGTACTGGTCTCTGAAGCAGGCTATGAATGTCTCGAGTGTGGGCGCGTCATTGGACACCGTTTGCCCCCATGGGCTAACGCGCGCGCTAGGGCGCTAGTCACAGCGCGCAAGCACGCTCGTAGGGTAATCGCCGGCGAGCATCAGACTACTCTGCGACAGGTGCCACACTACCCGCGCGATCCGGGTCACTACAAGTGGTGCCAGACGTGCCAGCAGGATCGAGCGACATGGTAATGGACGATAACATCAGTCTAGACCCGATCGATAGGATGTACGACGAAGCATTCGCGCCACCCGATCCCGATCCCGATCTTAGTCCGATAGACGACTTGCAGGAAGACATCGAAACTATCCTGCTAGACCCGATTGCACCGTACTATGAAAAGTCTGACCGTATCATCGCGCTACTGGACGACCTTAACCTACTGCAGCACCTGGAGGACCGATGACACCAGAGGCCATGATCGTGATGTTCATGGGGTTCATGCTCGCGTTCTATATCGGGAAGGCATACGGTGATGGCCGATGACCCTCAGAGAAGAGCACGAAGCCCGCGCGATCGTACGGCTGAAGGCTGCTGATCGCGAGCGCAAGCGTCTAGTACGTGAGCATGACAAGCGCATGCATGGCGACAGACGTACCCAACATATCCTTAACGCCATATTAAAGCGCGCCCGCAAGGGCCGAAAGGATCGCTAGTGGGTAAGAACGCACAGCGCAGGCGTGCGACTAAACACGCAACACAATTCCTACGCAAACTCGAGTCATCACAGCATGGTGGACCTCGATCTAGTTGGCTCAGCCAGAAATATGAGAACGCGCGCGCTGAGGTTCAGGAGGATAAGTACATCCCGAATCGAGCCGAGCGTCGTGGCAACACTCAACGGCAAGTGCCGGTGCGTGTACGATGAGCAAAAAGTGCAAACTATGTCCAATCCAGATGCGAGGCCCTAGGGCGAAGGGCGGGGTCTGTTGGTCGTGTAGTCGTCGCAAGGTTGTGACACGCACATTCTGCACACTATGTAGCAAACAACTGCGCAGTGACAATCGCACGGATGTGTGTCATGCCTGCAATGTGAGCGCCAATGGTAAGCGGCTGAGGATGGCCGCCACCTGCACCATGTGCCCGCGCAAGCTGAGGTCGGACAATACCTCCGGCATGTGTAAGCCCTGCTATGTGAGCCCTGAAGGCCAGCGCCGCCGGTATAAATTGGAGCGCCCAAAACGTTCTCGCAAAGCGGCGGCTACCGCCCTGGTGGCCGCTAAAGCCAACGGCCATGCCGTGCCTATGCTAGAGCCCGACACTGAGCCAGAGACTTGGATCGGGATATGCAGCGACTGCGATGGATATCTAGCGGTGGACCTGGATGCGACACCCCAGATTTATGGGTCCGTCAAGCAGGGCACATGTCCTGGTGAGCCGACCACTCCACCGTCTGTCCGACGTGACCCTATGAACGATCCCAACTCCACGACGCCCATGTCCCTAGAGGCAGGCGCTTTGGAAGACGCTCGTGAACACCACTCTCCAGACGACCGGCCTACGCACAGAACCGGGGCTCAATATCAACGCTGAGCCCTTGCAAGGTACAAAGTGGCCCCGGACACAGGTCCGGGGCCTTTCGAGGCCTAGCGTTGATCCTAGGCGGGTCAGGGACAACATTCCTTGGCAACCTGGTGGGCTTCATCCCACATGTCTGAGAATGGTAGGCCGTAGGCAATGTTCATGGCGACGATGGCACGTACAAGGGCGATGCTTTGGCGACCGATCGATATCGGGGTAGCAGTGACAGGGTATGCGTGTGCAAGATCATCGTAGGCTGTTTCGATATCGTACCAGCGATCTCCACGAACTGTTGTTGATGGAACACCTGGGGACGTGGGGGTGTCCTGTCCTTCAGCCTTCATCTCATCGAAGATATCCATCTCCGGGTTACGTGCCATATCAAAGGTTGTTGGTTCGTTGCTCATGAAGTTCATGGTCCTTTCTGGTGACTTCAGTAGCGCGCGCGCTGGCTCGACGGCCTTCAGACACCATCCATTCGTCGACGCCCGTGGCGAGGCAACGGTCCCCTCTACTCGTGCAACCGGAGCAAGCCCAAAGTGCGGGACTTTCCTTATCCTGGTCTCCGTTAGGGAGGAAGTAGAACGAGATGGGGTGCCATCGGTGTTGATGGTTGGCTTCTGCCCAGTTGTCTGCCATTTACGGGCCTCTTTCCTTTTGGCGTATGCGGTCTCGGGCGGGCGCCCACGGACAAGGGTGCCATCGGCTCGAGCCGACTCTTCCAGCTGGGCTTCATTGCGCAAGATCTCGCTGGCTGCTGTGCGGGAAATTATCCCAAGCTCACGTTGTATCTCATCGGCGCTGACGCCAGCCAGGTTGGCTAGGTGTTGCGCGTCAGTTCGGAGGATATCATCTGCTCCCATGCCTTCCCAGACTCCAGAGCTTCCATCATCGACATCGTCAG